GCTGGAAAACCAAACGAAGCAGAAAGTGAATTGCAAGAATATAAAAGAGTCGCACGTTCACTTGGAAAATTCGTTAATCCTTTTGAGAAAGAACATATCTCAACTGTCATTGAGAATTACACCAAACCAGAAGAAGAACGGGCAGAATATTTGTTTAGAGTGCCAGGTCAATTAGGAGAATTATTAGGGCATTTTGAAAGTTCGTGGCTTGTTGCATTTCAAGGACCAATGAAAAGAGGGAAAACATGGTGGCTTCAAGAGTTAACTCTTCAAGCTATTTTTGAACACTTGAAAGTTGCCTTCTTTTCATTGGAGATGAATTCCTATGGTATTACAAAAAGGTTTTATCAGATAATTACGAATGCAGGTGATAAACCAGAGTACTTGTATCCAATTTTTGATTGCTATAGAAATCAAACTGGCAGTTGCAAACTTGCTAAGAGAAAAGGTGTTGGAGCAATCATTCAAGAAAAGGGTGATATTCCACAATTTGAAGATCACCCGAGTCATATTGTTTGTGTAGAGTGTAGAGGAACAACAGCTTTTAATCCTACCCAATGGTACACCAAAGTTGACAAGAAAACCGTATTTAATTCAGATAATATCAAAACTGTTGAAGGTTTTGCTGGAATGTATGGGAATCGTTTGCGAATTAAATCCTATCCAGCCTACTCTGCAAACATAGGAAATATTAAAAGCGACTTGGATAATTTAGAATTGATTGAAGATTTCATTCCAAACGTCATCGTTATTGATTATGCTGATATTTTAGCGGCTGAAAACCAACATTTGGAAGGGAGGGACAAACATGATGAAACTTGGAAAATGCTCAAAAACTTAGCCTCCTCAAGAAACTGTTTAGTAATTACTGCAACGCAATCCAATCGGGCTACTCTTGAAAAGAAAAATGTAAAAGCAAGTGACGTATCAGAAGATATTAGAAAAGTAGCTCACGTGGATGCCATGTTCTCCTTAAATCAAACTCCCGTTGAAAAGAAGGCCGGTGTTATGCGAGTGGGGGTTGTTGCTCATCGCTGGAAAGATTTTCACGAACTGGATCATGTGATGGTGTTACAACAAATGGGAACTGGACAAGTAATGCTTGATTCAGAAACGATTTCCCATACTGAAGGGTAAATTATGTCAAAAGAAAATCTAAAGACATGGGGTAAAAGAAATTATTTAAATTGGAGAGAACCATTGGCACATGTTGTATGGAATTTGCATAACCCCGACAATCCTTGGAAGAAGGGGTATGTAATACACCATAAAGATGGAAATTCGCTGAACGATGATATAAATAATTTAGAACTTATGCAACAGGGGGAACACACAAGATTACACCAAGTTGGGAATAAAAATTGTGTCGGCAGAAAAGCATCAAATGAAACAAAAGAAAAATTATCCAAATCTCATCAAGGACTAAGACCATGGAGATTAGGATTGGAACATTCAGAAGAAAGTAAAATAAAAATGTCTTTAATCAAAAAGGGGAAAACTTTATCTGAAGAACATAAAAGAAAAATATCTAACTCAATGAAAGGGAAGAAAAATACTTTGGGTTTCAAACATTCTGATGAATTTAAAATGAAGATGTCTAAAATTCTGATGGGTAACAAACGGGCTGGCAGGAGGGCTGATGACTAAGATCGAAATGGTGTATTCGTATGGGAAGGTAATTGTAAAAACCACAGACGATATTTTATACTGCATGAGTCTGATGCTTAAAAATCTTAATCCATATTCACCACGACAAATTTTTTTAGAAAATATCGCTAAAATAATGGAGACCGCTTACGAACTTTCTGAATTACTCCAAGAAGAATTCAGGAATGAAGACAAAAAAGCATTTGGTCAGCTTTCAAAATTCAAAGGTAAACTAACAAACCTCCGAAAATCTATAGACTATATCAAGACAAAAGACGATGCTTTAAAACTCCAATACAATATTCTTCTATCTTTTGAAGGGTTAGGATTATTGAATGGTTTTGGAGCTTGCACTAAATTTGGGGATAAAATTGAATTTTTTAATCCAGAACGCAGTTCGATTGTAAATCTAACTTAGGAGAATGAAAGTGTTCCAATGTCAGCATCCTGGGTGTAACTTTATTTCTGTTCATGCAAAAACAATGTTCAACCATTTTAGAGAACATATAAAAGAAGGGAGAGAAATGAAACTTACAGTTAGCAAAACATTTAGATTTGAAGCGGCACACAAACTTGTAGGATATGATGGAGACTGTGCAAATTTGCATGGTCACTCTTATATCTTAGAAGTGCAAGTTAAGGATGATGTTGGAGAAGATGGTTTTGTTCTTGATTTTAAAGAACTCAAAAAGGTTGTCCAAACTAAAGTTGTTGATATTTTAGATCATGCTTACCTGAATGACTTAATCAAAAATCCAACAGCTGAAAATATTATTATTTGGATTGTCAGGAAATTACAACAGGATTTGGCAGTTCATAAAGTAAGACTTTGGGAAACCGTTGACTCTTATGTGGAGTGGGGAAATGCAAATTAACTCAATTTTCAATTCGATTGATGGAGAGGTTAATTACTATGGTCAAGGGTCACTAACTACGTTCATCAGATTACAAGGGTGTAATTTACGTTGCGCTTATTGTGATACACCCCAAGCTCAAGTTGGTGGCGGTGATTCGTTTGAAATGACTCCATCAGAAATTTTTAAGAAAATTAAAAAACAGGGGGTGTCCAAAATAACCATAACGGGAGGAGAACCATTAAATCAGCGAAAAGAATTGATCAGATTGCTTGAAATGATCAATCGGGAAAGTAATTGGGATTGCCGAATTACCGTGGAAACAAACGGGTCAAAATCATTGAAAGGAATTACCGTACTGGCAAGTTGGGTAGTAGATTATAAACTTCCAAGTTCTGGAATGGAAGCTGCAATGAATCATGACTCATTTTTTTATTTAGGGCCTCATGACGTAGTAAAATTTGTGATCGCTGATAAAAAAGATTTTAATGCGGCAATCGTATTTATCGAAGAAACATGGAGTGAGCCACGACTCTCCCTTGAATTTCCATTACTCGCATTTAGTCCAGTAATCAAAAGGACAGGTAAAAAAAGTAAACCCGTTGTAACCCCGCAAAGATTAATGTCATGGCTGTTTGAAACACGGATTCCAAAACTTTACAGAACCGCCTTAAATATTCAGTTGCATAAAATAATCGGCTTGCCCTAAAAAAAATTTGAAAAATAAAAAAAAATTATGGTATAATACTTTTATAAGCAGTTAAAAACAAGCAAACAAAAAAAGGAGGCTTTACCATGAAAAACGTAAGTCAGGTGAATGAGAAGTATTTCCGACAAGCAATTGATGCAATGAATGAAAGTGATCTTTACGGAATTCAAATCAAACTGAGTGATGAATTGAAAGAAAGTACCCTCAAAGTTTTTATGGAAAACGTGGAGGCCGTGCCTGTTGAGAAAGAAGCAGAAATAGTTCCGAAAATTGTTGAAATGTATAACTTCATCTTTGATGATGAATATCAAATCCCTGAAGGGATATTTGACGAGGAGGAGGCTGTTATGGTAGTAGAGGAACAAACGATTACTGAAGGAACGACTGAGGCCGTTGGGGAAAAGGCAGAGGCTCCGGTGAAAGAGAAGAAAGAGAAAAAGGTTAAGGAACCCAAAGCTCCGAAAGAACCCAAAGTAAAGGCGGAGCGAAAGCCGAGACCCCCCGTAATTACTTCAGGTCCAAGTCGTAAACAGCAAGTTTATGCTAAATGGCTGGAGAATAAAGAAATGACGGCTAAGGAAATGATGGAAGTATGCTCCGATCTTAGCCTTAAAACGATGGTCTCCTGGCGGTATTCTTGGAAAAAGGGAACAAACCTTCCTAAAGGAGCTTCGGTTTAATCAACCCAAGAAAGAAAAGACGATGGGCAAATCCTTACCCATCGTCTTTTTCAAAAAAAAAATATGATAAATTCTATTGCTCTAATAGGGTGTGTAAAACAAAAATCACCTGTTCCTAATAAAGCTCGATTCCTTTATACTTCAGAATTATTTAAGAAAACAGTAGAATATGTTGAATACAAAAAGTATTCAAATTGGTATGTATTATCTGCTTTTTATGGTTTGGTTGATAAAGACGAAGTGATTAAACCATACGATCTAACTTTAACCACTTTTTCTAAAGAAAAACTTGAATGGTGGGCAATAGGAGTTTTCCAAAGATTAATGGAAAGAAATATTAATAATATTTCTTTTTTTTGTGGAAAAACTTACTATCAGGAACTACTCCCATTATTAGATGAAAATAAAATTGCTTATTCAACCCCGTTGGGAAATCTGTCATTTGGTCAAAGATTAGCATTTCTTTCCAGAAGAAAGGGATTTTTTTATGAATAAAGCATTGGTTCTATTGTCGGGAGGCCAGGACTCAACAACAAGTCTATATTGGGCCTTGGCCTCTAAAGCGTTTTCAAAAGTTGAAGCATTAATTATTGACTACGGACAACGCCACCAAATTGAAATTGAAGCTGCTAAAAAAATCTCTACGTTAGCAAAAGTTCCCTATAAAATACTCTCAACGAAATTACTAAGTAAAATTGGTGATTCTGCCTTACTTGGCGATGGTGATATTTCTGCGAAACACAGAAACGCAAATTTACCTGCGTCTTTTGTCCCAGGGAGAAATATTCTCTTCCTAACTATCGCAGGAATGTTAGCTTACAAACGAGGGATTCATAACATCGTAATTGGAGTCTGCCAAACCGACTATTCCGGTTATCCAGATTGTCGGGCAGCAACGATTAGTGCGGCACAAGCATCCTTGAGTTTAGGAATGGATTGGGAATTTGAAATTTTCACTCCCATGATGTTTCTTTCTAAAAAAGAAGAAGTAATTTTAGGAAATACATTTCCTGGATGTATGGAGGCTTTAGCTTTCTCCCACACCTGTTACGAAGGACAATTCCCTCCTTGTGGAAAATGTCCTGCTTGTATATTAAGGGCAAAAGGATTTAAAGAAGCTGGAATAGAAGATCCATTAATAGAAAGGGCCAAAAATGAAGGAAATCGTTGAATCATTATTATTATCAATAGGAGAAGATCCAGACAGAGAAGGATTAAAAGAAACACCAGATAGATTTTCGAAGTCATTCAAATTTTTATGTGGGGGGTATAAAATTGACCCTTTATCAGTCATAAAAACTTTTTCATCTGAAACTTACGATCAAATGATTTTGCTAAAAAATATAGAATTATATTCTCTATGCGAACACCATTTACTGCCTTTTTTTGGAAAGGCTCATATAGCCTACATTCCAAATGGAAAAGTAATCGGGGTTTCAAAATTGGCCCGATTGCTTGATATTTTTTCTCGTAGATTACAGATTCAAGAACGAATAGGAGAACAAGTTACTACGAGTCTAATGGAAGGATTGAATGCTATTGGGGCCGCTTGTATAATCGAAGCTGATCATTTGTGTATGCGAATGAGAGGAGTAGAAAAACAAAATTCAATTATGGTAACTTCTTCTTTAAAAGGCGTGTTTATTCAATCGAGCACGATGGGGATTGCTGCGAGAGAAGAACTGACAAGGTTAATTAGATGAGAAAAATATCGGTATTTCTTGACTCAGGAGCCTTTTCATCTTTTACTAAAAAGGTTGATATTAGCATAAAAAATTATATTGACTTTATCAAATCAAATGGGGATCTTCTCGATCATTATTCGGTTCTTGACGTTATTGGAGATGCCCAAGCAACTTTAAAAAATCAGTCAATCATGGAAAAAAATGGTTTATCCCCTATACCATGTTACCACTATGGGGATGATCTAAGTTATTTAAAAACCTACATTACAAATTACGATTATATTTCAATAGGGGGAATGGTTCCAATCTCAAAAAAAGATTTAATCCCGTGGTTAGACAATATATTTTCAGATTTTATTTGTGATGAAAAAGGAATACCAAAAGTAAAAGTTCACGGTTTTGGATTAACAATCGTAGAGTTAATGTTCAGATACCCGTGGTTTTCTGTTGATTCCGCTTCTTGGGCCTTTACTGGAGCATTTGGCTCCATTTTAATTCCATTAAAAAGTATAATCAGGCAACCCGTATATGACCAACCTCCTATCCGAGTAAAAATCTCCGATCGTGCCCCTCAAAGTACTGAAGAAGCAATTCATTTCAAAACACTATCACCAGCAGAACAAAAATATGTCGTCGATTATATCATATCAAAAGGCTTCAAGTTAGGAAAATCTTCTTATAAAGAAGTTGATAAAAAGTATAAACTCCAAGAGAATGAACGATGGGTAATTCCAAACAAAGAAGTGGAAGTTCGTGAAGAATTAGGTGTTTCAAACGATCACAACATGAGAGACAAATGGAACATTCAGTATTTTGTTGAATTAGAGCAATATTTCAAACCTTGGCCTTGGGCTTTCAAGCCTAAGAAACTCGAAGGATTCGGATTATAGGAGGCTAAAATGCCATTACTTAGACGACCAAAAGAAGAACCTACGGGAATCAAAACAAGTGAATTAATTTCTGCGTTGTCAAAAATCAGAAGTGGAATTTCAACTAAAGGTTTAGTTGACGGATTTGGAAATTATTCTTTAGATGATGATTTCCTTAGAACTTACAATGATCATATTTGTATTTCTTACCCATTCAAAACCGGAGTAACAGCGAGTGTCAACGCAGAAAACTTAAACGCAGTTCTAAACAAGATTGATTCAGAAACCGTTGATTTAAAAATCGTTGACAACTCCCTTGTAATTAAAGGGGGAAACACAAAGGCAGGCTTAATCAAAACAGAAGGTGTCAAGCACATTCCGATAAAAGGGGAATGGAAAGACTTGCCAGAGGATTTCTTGCATGGTTTAGCATTATGTTCGTTTTCTGCTGCTGATACGATGAGCATGGGAATTCTTTACTGTATTCATGTGAACAAAGGGAAACTTTATTCGTCTGACAATTATCGAATTAGCAGGTATGAATTGAGCAAGGAAATAGATGATACTTTCTTAATTCCTGCCAAATCTGCTGAAGAAGTTTCAAAATTTAAAGTTACACAATATTTGCTTGATGAATCATGGGTTCATTTCAAGTCAGACTCAGGAGTTATTTTTTCCTGTCGAATTGTAAGTGGAGCATACAAAGATGTGGATAGATTTTTTGAGGTTGACGGCAAAGAATTCGCCCTACCTGAAAACATTAAAAAATATGTTGACTCAAGCCTTGTCATGGCTGATGGAAAAAGGGAGTTTGAAAAGAAAATCGGAATGACTTTAACAAAAGATCAAATCGTTTTGCGGGGGGAAACCGACACCGGATGGATTGAATCGAAAGTTCCATGCAAACTTGATTTGGAAGAAAGTTTTAAAGTAGAAATCAATCCAGTATTCTTAAACGAAGTCTTAAACAAAAGCACTTCAATTATTATCAGGGAAGGGAGAGCTTTGTTTAAATCTGAAAACTTTCAGCACGTGATGGTTTTACCATGAAAATCTACTTCGCAGGCCGCCATGTCAGACGAACTCATCAGTTCATGCTTGATATGAAAGCAAACATTCTCTATTCTTACCATGAATTGACTATGAGCCCGTTTTCAAAAGAGGAAATCAAAAACATTGACGATTTAAGAAAGGTGAAAAATGCCAGAACCATCGAAGATTCATAAAACGATATTAAAAAATCTACAGGAGCAACACCCTGAGTTTAAAACAGATGGATTTTGGAAAACTATACGGAAGTACACAAGAGATTCAGAGTATTCAGCGAGAACTTATAATTTCATTCCAGATGGTTTCATTCTTTTGGAGAAAGAGCAAGTTCTATTATTATTTGAGGTAGTTGATTTTAATGATATTACAAAAAATAAAATGGTAAAAATATTTGCTTTTGCAGATTATATTGGAGACACTTTAGAGGTGGCGGTTATACGCCTTGATAAGCATGGAAATAGAAATGCTTTAAGTATGGATGTAATGAAGGATTATTATTTCCAATGGCTGGAGGATAGTTTAAAATGAAAGGATTCTTCTCAGCAGAAGAAATGGGTAAACCAGATTTTTGTGATCAATGCGGTTTATTTCGTACCTGTAAAAGCCCAAAAATGAGTTACACAGGAAACGGAAAAAGAAAAACCCTAATCATAGCAGAAGCTCCTGGTGAAGATGAAGATAATCAGGGGATTCAATTAATCGGTCAAGCAGGCCAATTATTAAGAACTTCTTTGAAAAAATTAAATTTAGATTTAGATGAATGTTTTTGGAAAATCAACGCGGTAAATTGTAGACCCCCTAAAAACCGAAAACCCACCAAAAAAGAAATTCAACATTGTAAACCTAATGTAGAAAAAGTCATTGAAGAATTAAAACCAGAATTCATTTGGTTGATGGGGGGAGTTGCAGTTGACTCTTTCTTTCTCGACTTATTTTCTGGAGAACAGTCAATTGGAAAGTGGAGGAGATATGTAATTCCTTTTCATAAATATAACTGTTGGGTAATACCGATGTATCACCCATCA